GAAGTGAACGATAAAATATCTTCCTTGCTTATGCAGGATGTGACAAGACTGATAAAGTTTCTTTTCCTTGCGTGATGCAACTCCAATCCTTGTCAGTGTCTCACGGACTTTTAGGAAATCATCTGGTTCTTGCAGAACCACTTCAATCATCTTTGCAGGGGACCATTCGTAAATCGGTTCTCCACTATTCATTGCAACCCTCCGGTCTCAAGTTTTTGTCGAATAATGTCTAACTGTTCGTTAGATAAAAGAGGGAGCACTTGCTTCGCCTTTTCGTCAGAATAACCGTAGTATTTTTTGACAATCTGGAGATTCACTAGCTCATCTTTCCTGACCCAAGGAGAGAATCTCTTCTTAGATCTCAGAGTATTTAGTAAAAAGTCGTATTGTAACTTATAATCAAGGCAGTGATTTATATTCATCTCGTTGGCATACATCAACGAATCAATGTGACCAGACAAACATCGATTGACAATGTATGGAAGATACTTCGATTCTAATTGAGGATCATCATCAATAAGGTTAGTCTTGGTTTCGTTGATTGACTTCAACCAATCCTTCAATTCAGGCATTCTGTTTGCGAATAATAATACAGTCGTTTTCGTAGTCAGGAATAAATTCTAGAACTACTTCAGGGTCCCAGCATAACTCCTCATATAGTGCGTTGAGGGTTGCCATGTCTTGCCACAAGTCTGCCGGTGTTTCCATTAGAAGCTAGGATCCCACATTGTAACACAGTATCTATCGATTGAAAATTCTTTCCTTCAATTCATTTGTCCACTTATCATAATAATCAGTTTTCTTCAGTTCATCCCTAGCTTCCTCCAACTCATTTCTTTTCTGTACTAGGAGGAGAACAAGTCCACTATTCAAATGAAGACCACCTACTTTCTCTACAAGGTCAGGGTGTTCTTCTAAGAATAAAAACTCTGGGTAAACCCTATTGCATTTTTCTGCCAGATCTGTTATCCACACAGCACTCTGGTCCTGCATCACAAATATAACTACCTCTTTATTCCATTTCTTTGCCATGTATCCCACAATCTGCGGGAAGTCTACGTAGTCAATTACCTCAACCTTATTTTTTAGAAGGGCAGATTTAGCAAAAGGGCATGGTGGCATCCCACCAAATATCTGACTAGGTGTTGAAAGTTTCTTGAACCATGCCTTGAGACTAGTCTCTTTGTCTCCAGTCATCGCTACGATCTTCACGGAACCACTCCATTATATCATCTGCATCACCAAATGCAGTTTTGTGATCTGATGGGTCTGGTGATCCCAAGTTCATGTCATTGTAAAAACCATCACCAGGATTCATTACTTCTCTCCTGGCACGATTCAACCACGTTCTAGCAGTGGTGTTTGCTTTGGACATCTTGTTTGCCCAGATCATGTCATCCAAAGGAACTTCTTCGCCTTGTACAATCTTTCTACAGATACCCTCAAGACGCAGGCGATATTTTGTAGAAAGCATAAGTTCAATCATGCATTACTATCTAGGTACCTTTTTAGTAGTTCATAAGTAGCAACTCTTTTCTGTCTGTTTGATTTTTCATATACTCACCAACTGATCTCATGGTGTATGTAAGATCAAACTCTGCCGCCTTCCAATTTTCAAATCGTTCTTGAACTAGTTGATCTGAGTTGTAACTAATGATGCAATCGTTGTTAGACCAGCAGCAGTCACGAGCAAACTTATCATGATCAAATCCCTTGTGCATACCACCCTTCTTACCATACAGGTTATCCTTGATGTCGTAGGGAGGGTCAAGGTATACCAAAGCGTCATCTCCTTCCAACAACTTCTCGTAAGACTGGTGCAAGATAGTCCAGTTACGAATTATTTTAGAGGTTGCTGGCAGTCGCATGATGCCCCGCTCACTGAAGTTGAAGACACTTGCTTGTTTGCTGAAGGAGGACGACTCGGTGAGACCAGAAAAAGAGCACTTATTGACAATATAAAAACTGACAGCACGCAGTAGAGAGTCATTATTGGATTCATCATTTAGTAGTCTCTTAGATTCAATGAATAGTTCACGAGCAGACTCATGATTGTCGTGCTGTCGCTTTAGTTTTAGAAGATCCACTGCCATCTTCATCCCGTCGTCGCGAAGATGGACCCAAAAGTTGACTAAGGGTTCGTAGAGGTCACTGCAGACAACGGGGAGGGTAGGGTATTTTTGTGTGATGAAGATCGCCATTGATCCTCCACCCAAGAAACATTCACGATACTCCCTATAACCAGACAGGCGAGGCAGATGATTGTAGATTTGTGTAGTTGCACGTGATTTGCCACCGGGATAACGAAGAGGAGTTTTAGCGAGTGCCATCAAAGAATATGTTCAAAGTTGTTGAGGAGTTCGTCTGCTGTAGTGCTCTTGGTGGAGGGAGTGACGTTCTCTGCCAACATAGTATAGTCTCCAGGTTCTAGTTTGAACTTGGCAGTGGGGGAAGATGGAGTGTAGTAGGTACGTTTCTCAACAGTTTCCCAATCAGTGACTGCGATAGACATGTTCTTAGTATCCACTAAAAGCATGTAGTCAAAAGTCTTGTCTACAAATTTTACATCGTTTCGGAAGTTCTTCAACACAACACTCTTGGTGCTGCCATTCTTATTGAACATACCGAGAGTTCCTTTCATCTCGTAGTTATGTTCAGCAGAGGTGAAGTCTACTCCATCCATGTAGTCACCAACGTAATCTAGTTGTCCATCACTCCACTTAGCGAATGAATTTTCTTGTAACCAGGTACGAATTGTCTTGAAAGCGTTTGACTTCATCTGAGGAGTATTAGTTGCATCAACGCAACCAAAGAACTCCTCAAGATTGATATTGTCAAAGTTGACCATGATTTGTAAGTTGATCTTCTAATGTAATCTTAGGTTCCCATCCTAGCATAGATTTAGCTCTTGAGATATCCGCAAGAGTTTCTCTAGATTCACCTTTACGTTCTGGAATATAAACTCTATCGCCGCCAATCATGTCAGCAACTTGATTCATAGAGTAATTAGTTCCTGTGCCGATGTTGATTGATTCAATAGAAATCAAATTATTCATAGCACACATGTTTGCCTCAACCACATCATCAACATGTGTGAAGTCACGACGTTGCTCACCATCACCAACAATGGTCATAGGTTCACCACGACGTTTCTGTTCTTGGAACAGACCAATGACAGGTGCATATGGTCCCTTCAAAGGTTGACGAGGACCGTAAACGTTGAAGTACCGGAGAGATACTGTCCGCAATTTATGCAGACGATAGTACATGTAACAGAACTTCTCTGCAGATACCTTGCTTGCTGAATAATGATTCAAACAATCACTAGGCATGAACTCCATCAGGGGAGGTTGATTGTTCAAACCATACGAAGAAGAAGTAGAAGAATTGACAAACCTACTCACACCTACTTCTCGTGCAAGTTCAAGCATGTTGCAAGTCCCTATGACGTTTGTGGTAACACAATCAGAAGGATTTGCCATTGCCAGTTGGATTCGAGAGTGTGCTGCCAAATGGAACACAACCTCAACACCTTTGAAGATAGGGCGACATGCTTCGATATCACGAATATCTTCTACGTGATTTTCTACATCACTGACGTACCAGTTGAAAGAATCATTTGCTTCCGCTGATTCGTTGTCAATGACTACGACCTCATGATTATCACGAAGAAGACGTGAGACGATATGGGATCCGATGAATCCAGCACCGCCTGTTACAAGACACTTCATTGAACTGATTAGATTACTTGAATTCGCAGTTGACCATAATTTCAGTCATTGCTGCTAGGAGATTGATCTCCTGATCTGCTGCAAACGCAGACTGGTACTGATATTTTGCAATAATTAGTACCGCCTCAGGGATAGACTTTGGTTTCATATGCTCATAGATTGAGTCATACAATTTTCTGAGGATAGTATTAGGATCGTTATCTAAATTTTGAACGATCCACTTCCGTACATTAGGATACTGCTTCTTACTAATATAAGAAACTAGTTCATTGACCTGTACATTACTAAAGTCTGCTAGGACTCCTGTATCTATTTTACCACTAGTTGCATATCTTTGACACTCATTCAATACACGTCTCCAATCAGGGAAGTGTTTCTTGATAAGTTCTACTGCAACTTTTGGTTCATACTCAACACCCTCTAACTCAAGAATCTGAGTCAACCTCTTGAAGAACCCAGCAGCAATCAGTTGTTTGTCTTTCCCTGTAATTCCGAAATCGACCACCGCACATCGGCTGTGGAGAGGTTCAATAATTTTGTTCTTGTAATTGCACGTAAAGATGAACCTACAATTGTTGTAGAACGCCTCGATGTTAGCTCGGAGTAGGAGTTGTACATCATGTGTAGTATTATCTGCCTCATCGATGATGATGACCTTGTGCCTAGATTCAGACGTAAGAGACACAGTTGAAGCAAAATTCTTTGCTTGGTTACGAACCGTGTCAAGGAACCGTCCTTCATCTGATCCGTTGATGACATAGTAGTCAGCTCCAAGTTCAAGGCACAACGCCTTTGCTACTGTCGTCTTACCTATTCCAGGAGGACCCGAGAGCAACAAATTAGGAAGCTCACCACTATTTACAAACTCCGTAAAAGTCGTCTTTATTGACTTAGGAAGGATGCAGTCATCAATTGTTTTAGGGCGATACTTTTCTACCCAAAGGAATTCATCACGCATTCTGTTTCCTCAAAGAAAAAGACCCATCATCATTAGGAGTCCACTCTAACACGTCTCCTTCTTTCCAACCAGTTTTCTCAAGGAGTTCTTCAGGGAAAGTCAAAATTCCATCTTGATCAACTTCACAAAAGAAGTTTTCATTTTGACTCATCAGATTCTTTCGGTGCTGGTGGATTACTAGAAATTACAGTTTCTTTTTGTTTGATGACAATGAAGGCATCTTTGTTGTACTTACGCTGACCAAATGGAGATGCCCACTTCTCATTGTAACCTTCTGGTTGTTCAATGCCACTTACTTGAGTGCCACCAATTTCAACCAGAATCTCTGCATCGTTAGGCCAATCAAGATTCTCTAATGCTAGAGCAAGTTGACCTAACCAATGTCCGTGTGAAGTAACCATGGTTTAGTCGCAGGAAGAGTCTGGTTCGAGAGCGATAAAATAGGTAAGTTTATAATCGTTGTTGGTGAACTTCGCAAGATTCTTAGAAGAAATAAGAACTTGATAGTCCTTAGGAATCAAACGGATGTTCTCAATCTTGAAATTGAAAGAGAAC